TATTTCTTATCATAAGCAATCAGGTCTTCTAAAGACCCAAGGCTACCATCAGGTAGCAATACAAGTACATTCATTGTTGGTAGTGTTAAGGTTAAACAAAAAGGCTATATTGGAATGTACCTGATTAGGTACATAATTGAGTACTTATTAAAAGAGATGATAATGGGGGAATGATGTAGGCATCCCCTGTATCACCTGACAATCAACAACTTACCTAATATAAATAGGTGTAATTACAATCAACCTGAGTACACAGATTAAGTTATAGTCGTGGATTACTCCCTTTACCATAACATTGATTATAACTACACCTATATATATAGGTATAAAACAAAAGGGGATTTCTCCCCTAATGCTTAGAATGACTCAACCACATTGGCTGATGATGGATTGTGGAGACACCAGATGGTTTCCCCTGTATCTTCCATGATAAGCTCAACGAATTCCTTAGGCTCAGCCTTGTTGTAATTCTTGCTGACTGCACCAACGGTGATTCCTTCAGCGGTGGCTATGAATAGCTTGGAAGTCTTAGGATTGGTAATGATGTCAAGCCTATCAGTGCTGTGCATTGCTTTGAATGCAGAGACACTTAATTTTTTACCGAATTTCATGGTAGTGTGTATTAGGTGAATGTAAATAATCAATGCCGGGGTAAGACCCTGCTCAAAAGTTAGTAGGGGTTGATTGAAGAGGTGGAACTTTAATCGAGATATATAAATAAAAATTTTACTTGATTTCCAGAGACTTACAAAAAAATATTTTAAAAAAATTCCTAAAAAATAATCTATAGGCTCTAGAACTTATAAACCCTATTTATAGCATCCTGACCCTATAATCCCTAATTATAGCACCCTAATGCTATAAAAAATAATCACCCTATAACTAACTCATTATCAATCAACTAAAAAATATTTTAAAAATAATTGACCTATAATTTGGAGATTAACTTTTTTTACCATATCTTTGCCTCAGCATTTGGGTAAGGAGCAATTCTTATTTAATCTCCCTAAAGGACTAAGGTTGAAATTTACTTATTATATAGGGACAGACGTTGGATTAGTAGTTACAAATAGTAATGAGGTTTTCTCCGACAGTGCTAAAAGGAATATAAGTATAGGATTAAGGGTTTGGAATTTATAGAAGGTAAAACTACCAAACACTCAGGTCACAGGAAACTGGTCTCCAACTTAATCTGAAGTCTAATTCCGAAATGGTGAAAGTAGGGGTAAAATTTATCTTTTAAATAAGTAGTTAAATAGTTGATAATCAATAAATTAACAAATGCAAGACATAATTGATAAGTATAAAAAATTATTCAGAGTATTAAATGATTGGTCAATTCTCTATCAGGAAACCCATAAGAAGTGTAATCAGTGTTATTGGAATAAGAAGAAAAAGGAAGCTATAATTTATCCACTTACAATAGATGCTGACCCAAGACATTATATAATTCACGAACTATTACATATATGTCAGGCAGCTAAGAGAGTAAAAAAACTGGAGAGATGCTGAAGAAATTTATGTACAGGATATGACTGAAATTTTATCACTTTTAATTGAAGATAATACAGGAGGTAACGAATGAATGATTTAGAAGAAATCTTAAATGTTGAAGTTATAATACCTCAGTTAGAGTATATAACTCACGAAGAATTAACTATGTCTATGGAGAGAGAAGCTAATAGAAAACTTAAGGCTAAACTCAGGAAGAATAAGAAACTTAAGAAGGGTATTGGGATTAAGCAGCAAATTAAAGAAGCTACTATTTATCATTATAGTGATTTCACTATAGAAAAATTAGAAGATATTTTTAGGGAATACCCATTAACACCTAAAGAATGTTATGACTAAAAAAGAATTACTAAAGCACAACCCTCCTCATAAAATAATTCTTGAAATTTATAAGGATGATGATGAGATACCTAAAGAACTTATAGAAATATTATACCATCAGCCTAAATTAGAGGAAAGAAAAATAATTATTCACTGTGGAGTTGATAGTATTCAAAAATATAATGATATGTTTAATAAGGCAGCTAAAGAATTTATAGAAAGTCATTATGATTAACGTCTACAAATTTGAAGTATCAACTAATGGAAGAAACTCGGTAGTTGATATAATTGATACTAACTACTTAATTAATAAGAATAATCTAGAGTTGGTAAGAAGGGTTATACTAAATAGTTTATCAGTTGAGTATGATGATGAAATGACTCTATATTTACATTATAAAGAAGTGAAGAAATGACACAAGAAGTTCCAGCAATTATATATTTTATAATGCTATTTTTAATGTGGGGAGCTATAGGATATGTTTACAATACAGTTCGTAGAGATTACAAAGAAGATAATAAAGAAGATGTTGGGTAGCTCCCAAATAAACTTAGGAGATTCAGGGTAGCCTAAGAGAAATTGATAAAATGCCTGACCAAATCTCTGTAGTGTAATGGTAGCACACCACACTGTCTATGTGGAGGAGGAGTTCGAGTCTCACAGGGATTGCTAACAAACTAATACTAACAAATGATAATTCAAAAAACACTTAATGGTGAAGTTGTTGCAGAATACGATACTAAGGCACAAGCTGCTAAAGTACTTTCAGTAAATGAAAGTTCTATAAGAAGAGCTATTACTCAAAACAGGACAGTAATGGGTAAATTCAAATTCAGTTACTCGGATTCACTATCTGCTAATAAAGCACCAGTTCTACAATCTCCAATTGACTATGCAGACGAAACCAAAACCATCTTTGTTAAAGGTGGTTATGAGAAAATACTAGTTATTGGGGATTTACACGCACCCTTTATAAAGAGGGGATACCTAGAGTTCTGTAAGGAAATCTATAAGAAGTACAAATGTAATAGCGTAATACTAATTGGAGATTTAATAGATAACCACTTCTCTAGTTTTCACGATACAGACCCTGATGGTCATGGTGCTGCTGAAGAGCTAAGACTAGCTAAAGCTCAGATTTCTGAATGGTACAAAGCATTCCCAATAGCTAAGGTATGTATAGGAAACCATGATTTAATCCCTGTAAGAAAATCCTTTAACTCAGGAATTTCTAAAGTGTGGATAAAATCAATAAGTGAAGTACTGGATACACCTAATTGGGAATACGCTGAAGAGTTTGTAATCAATGATGTATTATATACTCACGGAACTGGAAGAAAGGCAACCAACAGAATGACAGCAGATTTTACATCTGTAGTACAGGGACACTATCATTCTGAAAGTTATATTAATTATTCAGTTGGTAGAAATAAGAAGATGTTTGCTATGCAGTTGGGTTGTGGGGTTAATGACAAATCATACGCTATGGCTTATGGTAAGCACTTTGATAAGATGCATATTAATTGTGGAGTAGTTCTTGAAGAGGGTAAATTACCAATATTAGAATACATGAATTTATAATGGATATGGGACTTGAATCTTTTTTAGCTAAAAATAATTTAAAAATACTTGAATGGGTAAACGGAAGTGAGGTACTTGTAGAAAATAAGTATGGTATTTGTAAAGTTAGATATTGTAATTTGGTTAACGGGGTTATTCCTACAATACAATCTTCTATAGATAAGAACAAATACTTTGAAAATGTTTCAAAAGAAATTCATGGAGAGGGTATTGGTTATTCAAATCTTGAATATAAAAATTCTACATCGAAAATAAATTTAATCTGTAAAACACATGGAGAATTTTCCTTATTAGCTACATCACATATTACTAAAAAGCAAGGTTGCCCAAAATGCTCTAAAGAAAAACCAAGTAAAAGATTAATAGGAGTTGAAAATTTCAAGAAAAAGTGCAAGAAGAAACATAATAATTTTTATGATTATTCTTTGGTTACAGAATATACAAGTCAGTACAATAATGTAAGAATAAAGTGTCCTATTCATGGAGAATTTATTCAGACAGCTAAAGACCATATGAGAGGAGCTGGGTGTACAGAATGCGCTAAACTTAAAATATCCAAAAGCAGAGGAGAAAACCCAACAGGCTGGGACTATACAAGATGGAAAGATGCTTCAGTAATAAGCAAAAGATTTGATTCTTATAAAGTGTACATTCTAGAATGTTACGATGAAAATGAGGGTTTTATAAAAATAGGGAGAACTTACCAAGAAGTAAGTAAAAGATTTAGAACAAAAGGAATGATGCCTTATAATTATAGAATTCTTAGAGAAATTGTAGATAATGCAATTACAGTATGTAATTTAGAAGCAGAATTAAAATCTTTATGTAGAAATTATAAGTATATTCCTACTAAGGATTTTAATGGGAAATGCGAGTGTTATACAAAAGAATGTTTAGAAACAATTATCAGCAATACCTAGGTAATATGGTATATTGGATAGATAAAAAGTCATATGACTTTGAAGTTGAATTTCAAGAAGTAATGAAAGAACTGTTTTGGGATGATTTTCTCTATGGGAAATCTATGTCAAAAGTAGAAGGCGGTAAGATTAGAAGAGTAATTCCTTTTAGTGATGAGTGGAATAAATTAGAGGAAGTAAAAAAGTAGTTATGAAAGATTTAGGGAAAGAAGACTTCCAATTAGTAGAACAATTTATTGAACCTTTTAAAGAATTACTTGAGGACATTATATCTGCTAAGGATTTCTGTAGTGAAGTTGAAGAGGCAGCTTGGATGGACTGGTCAGTTGATAAATTAATTGAAGAGTTCTCAGTAACAAGGGATAGAGCTGTAGAAATAGTAACAAACATTGAACTATATTATAAACTAAAAGTTATACCATATGATTAAGATAGAGAATACTCTTGTTACTGATGTTAAGGTTGTTAAGGAAGCAGTATTTAGTTCTACAGTTGGAAGTAAGAAGTTCCTTATGTTTGGATACCCATTATTTGTAAGAATGTATGATGAGAGGATTGGAGAGGTTAAGTTTATGGATGATGGGGATGGAATACCTGAGATTGGATTTAGTAAGAATACAAAGAAGAAGTAATTATGAAGTTTTTAATTCAAACCATTGGTGGTAAAATAAAACATGATTTTAGCTTTACCTTACTTGAGAGTATTGAGTTTCAGTTATGGCTGAGGGGGGGTGATTCAATTGAAGTTTTGTTTACAGATGAGCAGACAGTACCGGATTGTATACCAATAGGTAATATATCATTTGTAAGTAAATACCTAAAAGACTATTATGGAATAACAACTAAACCTATAAATATACCAGATGATTTATTAACATTACGTTATACTGGAAGAGGAATTATTAACGGTACTGAAAAGGATATAGTAGGTAAAAAGTTTGTCAAATCTAATGATAAGATTAAATTTTATACTGAGATATGTGAAAGTGCCCCAGAAGGAAATTATCAAATATCAGATATAATTCCTATTGATAGTGAGTGGAGAACTTTTGTATTTAAAGGTGAAATGGTTGGATTACAAAACTACTCAGGAAGATTTGATGTATTTCCTGACTCTATAAGAATAAAAGAAATGATAGCTGCTTACATCAACCAACCAATAGCATACACATTAGATGTGGCAGTAAGTGAAGGAGAAACGGTAGTTATTGAGGTACATGATTTTTATAGCTGTGGGTTATATGGGTTTAATGACCACAACATATTACCTTTTATGTACTCAAGATGGTTTAATGAGTTTATAAATAAAAATAAGAAGTAGATTAATATAGTATGGAGAAGAAGAGCTACATTAATCCCAAAGTACCCTCACCTGATAGTGGGGGTACATATACCTTCCTTTATTGGGATGAACCAGAACCAATTGACCCTGTACTTAAAGGACTGATACTGTTCAATTCTATTGATGACACTCACAAGCCTGAAGACCATATTCTATGAGTAAACGATGGTGGTATAACTTAGGAATGGATGAGATAGGAGAAGACTGCAGTATGTTTAATGATTATACACCAATAATAACAATCAATGATGATTATGGAGATTTACAAATAACCTTAACAGGTAGAGAAATGATTAATCATTATATAAAGACAGGAGAAATATTAAATGAATCAGTTAAAGATTAGTTTACCAAAAACAGAGGAACTTATTGATGCTTTAAACAGGCTTTTGCAAGAAAAAAACTCTGATTTTTATATTGAATATAAAATACAGAGTGCTTTTACTTCTGAAAAAAACTATAGCATAGAAATGGACTCACGGTTTAGATTTTACTCTGAAGCCAAGTTTTCTAAGTACAGTGATATGGGAAGCGATAAAGATAATAAAGAAGAAATGTTTTATAGGTCTAATTATGAAGCACCAAGACAAGAATTTGAGTTAAATTACGATAGGCTTATTGGAAGATTAGATTCCTCGGAATTTAATGATATTTTAAAATTAATATTATTTGCAGTGGACTCTACTTATAATAGTGGTTTATATGGATATTCCTTAAAAGTAATATCTTGGAACACAATGCTAAATACAAAGAGAGATGAGACTAGATATATCAACAACTAGGAAAAAGTATTTTATTCAAGCATTAACTGCTATTAGAGAAATGCCTGATTTAGATAAATTAGCTGACCAAGACTTAAAAGTTTTAGCACAGCTTTTATATTATAATTATTTGTATAAAGACATTCCTGAAAAATTAAGATGGAAACTTGTATTTGATTATGACATTAAAATGAAAATATGTGACAGTGTTGGAATTAAAGAAAGTAGTATAAATAATATATTTACAAGACTGAGAGCAGCAAAGATAGCTGTAGGTAAGAGCATAGTTAATGAATATGCACTAAGACTAACCCCAGATAACCCAGATATAGTGTTTAAATTTAAGATTGAAGATGATGGGAAATAAATTTTATACCCCAACTACTCAGGAAGAGGTTGTTCTGTATATAATGGACAACTTAAGAATATGGACTTCGGATACTAATCCAACAACCAATGAACCTTTTGAATTAAGGTTTAATAGAAATGCGCCAACAGCGTTAAATAGTCTTCTTCAAATATATAATGTGGTACATTTTGCAAATGGAAGTGTAGAATATGATTTCTCACCAGAAAGTTTTAGAATTAAATCTCTTGACAGGGAGGATATTGAGAGTTTGGGATTTGTTCACGATGGAGAAAGAGATTATGGTGGATATAGGACTTGTTATATACTTACTATTAATGATAGTATTGGAGAGAATAGGATGGGTTATAGTTTAACTCATTTATATACTACAAACAGAGTAATAATAAATATTCACGAGGGGTATTATGATGGGTGTATTTTTGATGGAAATATTAAAAATAAATCGGAACTTAAAAAAGCACTAATCCAAGTAGGAGTATTAAATGAAACTAATTAAATCTGACATATTTGAATTTGAAGATATAGACCTACTCTTTGAAATGCTTCATAGAGTTGAACATAGATTAGACTACTTTGAATCAAGGCACGAAGGATACTCCCACTCTCATAATATTGTATTTGCAAAAGGAAGTTACCAGTTAATAGTAGACATTTATGAGGAGCACAAATACAGAAACAATAGTCAAATCTATAGCTAGGGAATACGGATATACTGAGAGGGAGATTTATGACATTGTTAAAGCTCCTTTTAATTTTGTAGCACAGATAATGAAAGGTGCTGATAGAGAGAATTTAGAATTTCCATCAATAAGAATTAAGTACTTTGCTACATTCTATTGTAGTGATGAAAGAAAGAAATACTTTAGAAAATTTAAAGAAAAGAAAGATGCAAGAAGAGCAGCAAGAGAAGCAGCAGGTTATGGAACAAGAGTTACCATCAACAAAATATTCACAGGAGATGGTAGACCAGATAATGATGGGGAAGAGACCAGAGGGGATGGACTTTGAAGAATTTAAGTATCTTAGATCACAGACAAATAAGATGACCAAGCATAGACTTAAAGGTTATATGTTTCACAAGTCTAGTTGGATTGAACCAATAAAGGATACTAAGAATTATGTAAAGAAAACCCAGACTTATATTAAACCTAAAGAAGATGGCAAGATTTAAGTGTACTAATCCTGAATGTGAAAGATTTGATGTGCCTATAGAGGCAAGTATTGATGAAGCTACAGGTAAACTTACAATGGACTTAAACATAATTAAGACTTGTCCTATATGTAAGGGTGCTAGGATTTATGATGAAAAGACTAATCCTCAGAATACCTGTAGTTGGAATATTGACCACAGCAACCTCAATTCAAAGAGGATGTATGAGACTAAAGTAAGAAAGTACAAAGGTTACGATTAATTAATTTAAAGAAGAAGAGCTATGATGTTAACAGGAGAATTAACTTTTAATGCAGTTGCAGTAAAAGTAATTGAAATTGAAAAAATTAAGAAGAGCACCCTTATTTCTCTATCTAAAGAAGAAGGTGATATAGAGAAGAATACTATTGAGGACTTTCCAGACCACCCACTACAAGGCGAAGTTGTAGGAATTGGTACAAATGTAACTCAATGTGAAGTTGGGGATGTAGTACTTATTAAGGTAAGCCAATATCCAACTAACCCTTTTCCTTTGAATGATAAAGGAACTATCTATTCTGTTTATAATGAGGGAGATATACTATTAGTAAGGAAATCAGATGTCACTACTTAATTCATTTGACATAGATACTAATATTTGGGAAGTTGAACCTCAACTAAAGATACCCAAAGTATTTGCTGAGTTGTATAATTCTGACAAAAGTAAAGGCAAAGCCTACAGTAGTAAAATAATGTGGGCTATTGCCCTTTTGATAGATAATAGTGAGGCTAATAAATTTAGGAACTATACCTTTGAAGAAAAAAAACTTCTAATATCAGAAAACTATTTACAAGACCCTCTATTTGATTGGGATAAGTATGAACACATTAAAAATGCTTTTGAAGAAGCTTCTACTAGTAAACTTGAAAAATCCCTTCTTATATACGAAAGTAAATTAGAAGAAAGGGATGTTTTAATAAAGAACACGAAGTATACGCTAGACAATGCTGCTGATTTAGATAAAATTATTAAAGAAACTAAAAATATTATAGAACTTATAATAAAACTAAGAGATCAGGTTAAACAGGAAAAAGATAGTGGGGTAACTAAAAGTGGGATGCAGGAAAGCGCATCAGATAGGGGGGATATATAGATATGAGTAAAAATTACAGATTTAGATTTTTAAATAGAGAAGATTTCTATAAAAAAATAGAAGAACAAAACAATAATTGCGAAATCTGTGGGGATGAATTTGAATCAACAAGCAAAGCATTTATTGACCACAATCATAGTACAGGCAAGGCAAGAGGTTTACTATGTTCTCTATGTAATAGTACTGTAGGTAATTCACTAGAAAGCATAGAAACTATTAAAAATTTAATTAAATATTTAGAAGTAAATGATAGTTAAAGAGAAGAAAATTTGCCCAAAATGTAAGGTTGAAAAGTTAGCAGAAGATTTTAATAAATCTAAAAATAGAAGTGATGGACTATCTGTATATTGTAAAGACTGTAATAAAGAATATAGGGAGATAAATAAAATTACTTTATCAAACAAAAAGAAGGAATATTATAAATCTGTACGAGAAGAAAAATTAAAATACAACAAGCAATATTTTCAAAACAACATAAGCAGGTGTAAAGATAACAATAAAAAATATTATGAAAATAATAAACAAAAAGTTATCAAAAGAAGCAAGGTTAGAAGATATAAAATAGATTTTGGAATTACTTTGGAGGATTTTGACAAAAGATTATCTCTTCAACAGAATAAATGTTTAGGTTGTGGTAAAGAACTTACTGAAAAGGGAGATGCGTGTCTAGACCATAATCATACATCCGGTAAAGTAAGAGGAATATTATGTCGAAATTGTAATCTAGCTATTGGAGGTGCTAAAGACAATATTGAAATTCTTAAAAAAGTAATTAAATATATTATTAAATACAATACACATGATGCAGAGCAAAGTATTTGTTCCAATCCATAATATTAAAAACTATGTAATTGCACAAATACCTGTGTTTCACCCAGATTCAATTAGATATTTATCTTACTGGAAATTACAAAAAAGAAGAATTGTAGAGGGATGTTGGATACCAGATACGCAAGAAATTAACATAGATTTAAATGAGGAAATAGATTATACGGAGACAGTCTCTAAAATTCCACATTCTTGGAGATGGATTCCCCCCGGATTATATTTTTATATTAATTTTGGAACAATCTTACATAAGCCAATAGATGCTCCTAGAACAGCACCTAAAAAGAAAATCAGACCTTATATGTCTGATTTTGAACTAGCATTTCATTTTAATTGGATAGAAGCAAGGGGGTTTTCTGGGTTTGAAGATGATGAAGAATTTAGTTGTAATAGAGAACTGATAGAAATAGAAAAAAATAGCTCTATTACATTACATTCAACCTGCTACAACAAAAATGGAGAAATTAAAAAATATATTCCGGCAAGAGAATATTTAAGAAGACTTACTGATAAACCATTAGGTAGACCATTGTATTTTAATAGCGCAAAAAACATGATGCTTCTGGGGTCGAGAGGTGGCGGAAAAAGTTTTTTAAGTGCTGTTAGTGTAGCACTTCATGAGATTATTACAGATGGCGCAAGATATTATACAGAAGAGAATTTAAAGAACCCCTCACTAAATGAAATATTAGTTGGTGCAGCAATGGCCTCTAAATCCTCAGAACTTCTACAAAAAACTAAGATTGCAATGGATAATTTACCGGGAGCGTGGAAACCGGGAACTGCTGACGAGAGACCATCCCCTTTATATAAACATATGAGTGGTACACTTCAACCCAACAACATTAAAAATCCTTGGAGACATGAATACTTAAAAAAAATAGGGGGTGAGTGGAAAACTGTAGGTTCAGGAAGTAATATAAAACACGTAATTTTTACAACAGAGAATCCAGAGGCTTCTGCTGGAGGAAGGTATTCTACAATTATTATTGAAGAGGCTGGCCTTGTTCCAAATATGTTAACTATACACGGCTCTAATACTGCTACTCAGGTTACTGATGGTATAGATAAATATGGTTCGTCATTATACGTTGGTACTGGCGGGAATATTTTTAAGGTAATGGAAACTGAAATTATTTTCAGAGACCCCTCTGGTTTTGATATGTTGGAGTTTGATGACGAGTGGGAAGGAACTGGTAAAATTTGTTGGTTCATTCCAGCAGCCTATATGGATAGGAAATGTAAAGATGAGAATGGAAATACACAACTACAAAAGGCATATGATATTTATGAAAAAGCTAGGGAATTAAAAAAGAAGGCTAAATCAGATTCTGCTTTAGAAATTGAGCAGCTCAACTACCCCCTAGTACCATCTGAAATGTTTATAAACAAGAGGGGAAATAATTATCCTCTTGGAGACTTAAAACATAGGCTTGCTGAGCTGATGACTAGTGATAAAATTCTCAATGCTACCTATAAAGGTAAGTTTATAATAACTGAGGGGGGTGAAGTTAAATGGAACAATGAGGATATTATACCAATAAGAGAATATCCATTAAAAAACGAGAATGCTGAAGGGTGCGTGGAGATGTTTTATGTACCACAAAAGGCAGCAGATGGTAGTATTCCCTACGGTAGATATTTGGCCGCTTGTGACCCTGTGGATGATGACGGAAATGAAGATAATACCCTCTCTCTACAATCATTCTTTATATATGATCTATGGACTGAAAAGATAGTACTTGAATATTCAGCAAGGACTAAATTTGCTAAGGATTTCTATGAGCAATGTAGAAGGGGATTACTTTACTACAATGCAAGAATGCTTTATGAGAATCAGAAGAAAGGCGTATTCACCTACTTTGATACTAAGAACAGCTTATACCTACTTGAAGATACTCCACCTGAATTAAGGGATATGGATATGCAGAAAGG